GAAATATGGACCTGTCAAGAAAGAACCTGAATTGATAGGTACATTGCCCACCACTGAGAGTGGATCCTTTAATGGATTTCCTGTGAGACAAAAGGATGTTCCGGCTAATTACCAACCTTCTAAGTCTGCTTTTGTCAAGTCTCCTTTACATGGCAAAGTTTATCCTCCTGAGAAAGATTTATCTCATACTGCTCCTTTTATTCCTGAGGGAACCAAGGAAGTGGTCAATCCTGTTGAAGTAAATTCAAAAGGGTTTGGTCAGACGAATCCTTCTTTCAATATGGATCAAATGCATGATGCCACCCGAAGTTTTCAGAGGGTGATGAATGAACGATCTAATGTTAAAGTTGATCGTAAGTTGTATCATTGTGTTGAATCTATTACAGGAACTCAAGATGGTATGCATTCTCTGTCGTACAAGACTTCTCCAGGTTACTACTGGAAACAACAAATTCCGGGTGTGAATAAAAAGTTCCAGATGTTCGGAACCGAAGGAGGTGTTGTAGATCCAGAAGCTAAGTATTGGAAAGATTTCGAGAAGAGATATAATGATGATATTGATCATATGTCTCGAGGAGAAAGAGTTCATCATCTTGGAGAGTTTTGTCTTAAAGATGAGCGTTTGCCCTTTGAGAAATTGGATTTGAAAACCCGAGGGTTTATAATCACTGATACCAATAATGTTTCTGAATGTAGAGCTGCTTATGGGAGCTTCTCTGTTTGGGCCCAGAAGAATCATACTAATAATTGCATGTCCTTAGGAATTAATCCTTATGGACCTGATTGGCAATTGTTGTATGATCATCTGTGTTCTTTGGGACATGGAAGGTATAAATTTCTTTTTGGTGACTTTAGCAAGTGGGATTGGTCCGTGTTCTTCGCTGTTTTGAAATTCTGTGCTTTGATTGCCGATGATTGGTATATTGGAGCTCCAGAAGAACACCGAAGAATTCGTTTCTGTCTCATTGAAGATATTGCTAATTGCCATGTCGTCATTTCGAATCCTAATTATGAGGCTTTTGAAGACGATGATGGCAGGATGTTTGTTAAAATTGTTGGAAGTGAGACCTTCGTCATTGAGATGTTCGGAGGAATGCCTTCTGGTTGTTTTCTTACTGCATTGTTTAATTCCATGGTGAATAATATCATTTTGAGATATTGTCTTGTGTCAGTTTTGTTGAATGGCAAAAAGTATGACGCTTCAGTACATTTTCCTTTATGGGAAATAATTGAAGAGACAGTGAGATTTATCACCAATGGAGATGACAATGGAATGGCAATTTCTGATGAGTTAGAAATAGATCCTTTGAAACTCCAGGCAGAACTTTTGAAGATTGGTTTCTTCTATACTTCTGAGGATAAGGTTAGTCAAGTTGGATATAAAACTTCACTTGCAGCCGTAACTTATTTGAAGAGAACCTTTCGATATGAGCCTTTATTGGGAAGAGTTGTTGGACCCTTAGCTAAGCAAACTATTTGTGATATGATTAATTGGATGCGCCGTAATGGCTCAATTGATGATTACAAAAAGACAGTTGCTAAAGCTCAGGAAGAGATGTCCAACTGGGGGGAGAAAGATTGGCAGACTTTTTATGATGACCTGAGTGGTCCTTATTATGAAGAGTTTGGCGAATCTCTCCCGTACTCTAACTGGCGTAGTGCACTATTCGCGTGTGCTGCCCGGGAAGAGTATATCCTCTGACTAGTATGTGGGTTGATGGTGTTTACCCGTAAAAACACCAAATGGGGCTTCGGCCTGATCTACCTGGTTAGGACTACCAGGGACAAAAAGTCCAAATCCGGAATTCGAATCGCCGGGACCACACATTCATGTATAAATAGTAACGAATGTGGGGGATATACTTGTATAACACTTATGAATAATTCAATTATAACAACCGAGCCTATGGGGGGCAATGGCTCAGCCCTTTTAGATGTACCAGAAAATACTTCAACTGAATCTCATGTTACCACCAAATTTGTTGATGGTGGCGATGGTGCAGTTGTAGCTCCAAAAAAAATACAAAATACTGATTCGATTGAGAGTGAAATTAATTCTATTCAAGGATTTTTGAGTAGACCGGTGTTGATGTACACCGGTGAATTTCTTCACTCTGCGGTGAAAAATGACCAAGTTTTCCCATCTCCACTTACTGTCTCTCCTTTGATGACAACTATGTGGTCGGAGAAGGTCAAAGGTTTTAATCTGTTTCGAGGAACAGTTTGCGTTAGAGTTACTTTAAACGCTATGCCTTTTCACCAAGGGAGGTTGATCCTCCATTATTTACCAGCGACTACCGCTATGAATCCAGCTTTAATAGCAGCTCATAATTTCTCTTTAGTAGAGAAATATCAACATCCCCATGTTGAGATTGACTGTAGGGATTCTTATTGCGAAATGAAGATACCATTTGTTCGTCCCGATCATTATGCGGAGATTTCTCCTAGTTATGAGGATGATGATAATCTTGGTTTTGGAACTTTTTGGTTAGATGTTGTTTCTCCATTAGAGTATGGAACTTCTGTCACTAAATGCATTTATACTGCATATGTGTGGTGGGAAGACATCGAACTTAAAGCTCCAATTTATCCTCAGTCGTCTGGTGGTGGTTTCAAGAAAGCAAGAGTTAGTGGCAAAAGCCCTGAGGCTGACAAAATGTCTGGAGGACCTATATCCTCGGCATTGAAATTAACCTCTAAGGCCGCCTCTACTCTTTCAGCCATTCCCATGTTGACTTCGTATATGAGTCCTTTATCATGGGCAGCTAACATTGGTTCTGAAGTCGCAGCGTCTTTTGGATGGTCTAAACCTACGAATTCGCTTACGGCTACTCCAGTGGCTCGAATGTACCACAAACATGCCCCCAATTATGACGGCACTAAAAATTCATTCAAAATGGCTTTAGACTCACAAAATGAGTTGAAGACCATCAGAATGGGTTTAACTGATGAAGATGAAATGTCATTCAATTTTTTGAAGAAAGTGGAAACCTATCTCATGACTGAGACTTGGTCCACTTCTGATCCTGCACATTTGTTTAGTTTGGGAATTTCTCCCATTAACCTACACCAAGATAATGGTGCTAAAGTTTATTCATCCAAAACAGTTTATTCTGTATCCGCTCACCCAATATTTGGATTGGCATCACAATTTCAATTGTGGAGAGGGTCTGTGAACATTAAGATTAAGTTCGTTAAGACTCAGTTCCACACCGGACGTCTAGAAGTTACTTGGACACCGACAACATCTACGTCGGCTTCTGTTCCAAGTGTTTATGCTTCTGGATTTTCGATGAGGGAGGTGATTGATTTAGCTTCCACTGATGAAGTGGAGTTTAATTTGCCATGGATGAGTCCGTGGAATTACCTTCCTGTTGACAATTATTCGGGAACTTTAAGTGTCAACACGTTGACAACATTGGTCGCCCCTGACACAGTAGCTCAGGACGTCCAAATGTTGATTTTTTACTCATATGGAGACGATTTTGAATTGGAAGCTCCAGGTGAAACCTACCAATTGGCAGGTTTTAATATGCTTCCTTTTGTTGTTAATTCTCGTAGCCTCGCCACCTCAGGTGGCATTGCAGAGTCGCAGCTTCGCACCACTAATTTAGAAGCAGCGTCTGAGTCAATAGGCGAGAAATTTACATCTATTCGTCAGCTAATGAATAGAGCCTTTCCTCTTTATAGAGGACCTACTATAGCGTCTGGCTCTTATGCATATGCATTTTATCCATGGAGTAACCCCATAATGACAGTGGACGGGGCCACTGGTATAATCAGCTATGGCAAGTTTGGTTATGATATGTTCAGTTACTTTTCATCCATGTATGCGTACTACAGGGGTGGAATGAACATTGATGTGTGTGCTTTGCCTGATACATCGTCGAATTATATTCCTCTGATGTTCAACACACAAGTAACATCTGTCTATGACGGCACCGATCTCACAACAACGATCCCTTTGGATTATTATTATGCGACACCGGCGTCTACGCATAATTCTCCAGCTAGTGCTTTTGCACAATGTGATGGCGACTCTACTGTAACGGGAATTACATTTCCGTATTACGCTAGAGGGAAGGCCACGTTAATTAATCCCAAATTCACTAGCAGAGTTCAAACGTGGGCACCCAATAATACGGAGCCTGCTGTCATTGGACAAGTAAGATCCCAACCAGTTGTTAACGCTCCCTTTTTCTTTAGGAGCGTTGCGGATGATTTTCAGTTTGGTTACTTTATTGGAACCATACCTTATTATACGCGCAGTACTTGACAACGTACGGCTCGCAAATATCGAGTCTTATTT